AAGAATGCCTGGAACGGCACAGCGCAATTCTTTCAGCAGATCTGGAAGACGGTCCTTCCGGGTTTGCAGGACATCTGGCGAGTCGTGAAAACGCAACTTGCCCCGTCGTTCGTGGATCTCTGGAACGCCGTCAAGCCGCTCTTTGGCGTCATCGTCCAGCTCGCTGGAGCAGTGATCGCGAGTACTCTTGCGTTTGCGAAGTGGTTCCTCCAGAGCGGAATACTGAAGACGGCATGGGACGCCCTCGTCGTCGTCGTCAAGGTCGTCATCTCGGCTATTTCTACGCTCATCGGGGCACTCGTCGGGGCACTCAAACCAGTAATAGACCAAATAGTCGGGACCTTCCAATCGCAACTCCTGCCTGCGTGGCAGCATCTCGTCCAGGCCATCCAGCCCGCCATTCCCCTCTTTCAATACATCGCCGGGGTCGTCGGCGTGGCTCTGGTCGCAGCCTTCGGGCTAGTGGTGGTGGCGCTCGGCGTGGTCATCTCGATAATAGGCGGGGTGCTCAAGGGAGTCTCCTATCTCGTGATAGGACTCATTGAGGCCTTCGGCGGTATTGTTCAGTTTATCAGCGGGTTTATCCAGGTACTGATAGGATTCTGGACCTTTGTCTACGACCTCTTCACGGGCAATTTCTCGAAACTGGGAACGGACCTGGGGGTCATCTGGCAGGGAATCCTCGACATGCTTCTAGGGATATGGCACTTCTTCGTAGGCATTCTTGGCGGGTTGGTTGGTTTTCTCGTCGGTCTCGTCGAGGGGTTCGTCCGCACGATCATCGGATTTTTTACCAATCTCTACAATGCCCTCGTTGGGCACTCCATTATCCCTGACCTCGTCAACGGTATTATCTCGTGGTTCGCGCAATTGCCAGGACGTGTGCTCTCTGCCATCGCTTCTCTGCTCTCCTCTCTCGGGGCCTGGTTCGCGAATCTGGCGACCAATGCCATCGCCTGGGTGAGGTCCATCATTACGTCCATCGTGGCCTGGTTTGCGACCCTGCCGTCCCAGGTTGGCGCTGCTCTGGGCGCGATAGGCAACATCTTCGGCAATCTGGTGAATGCCGCCTGGGCCTGGGGACACAATATGATCGTCGGGTTTGTCAATGGCATCATCTCGATGGCAAGCAACGTGACTGGGGCGGTGAGTTGGCTGATGAGCCTGGTTGGCAATATTATCGGCTTTCATAGTCCTGCCAAAGAAGGGCCTGGCCGAGACGCTGACACCTGGGGCCCGAATCTGGTCAGGATGTTTGCAAGCGGGATGGTGAGCGAAATTCCAACGCTCAGCCGGGCCGTGCAGCGCGTGGCGTCTCCCCTCATGGCGCTCAAAGCGCCGTTCTCTCCTTCCTCCACTACATGGGGGTCTGCTTCTGCATCTTCAACCTCGGGGCAGCCCATGATCATTTACATGACCCTGGACAGCAAAACCATCGGGAAGTCGGTCACGAAATATCAGGCTGGCGAATTGCGTGTGCAAGGTGCCATCAGATCTATATGAAGATAAAACATGCACAGGGAGTGTAGCGTATGCCTGCAACGTGTCTGATCGGTGGCGTGTCGTACATCATGATTGAAGATCAGCACGATTTGACCACCAATGTGGATGAGCGAGGCCGATTTCAGTGCGACGTCATCGACTACAGCGGGACGGCGCATTTTACACCACGAATGCAAGTGGTGATCTCCGATCCTGTGCTCGGGATTATCTTTAGTGGATACCTCAACAGCGATAAAGAGGTCCTCGAGTACCCAAGTGGCGCGATCCTGCACACGATCGATTGTGTGGATCCCCGTTATCTGGCCGACAAACGGACCTACACAAGGACCTATGCAACTCCAGCGTCAGCCGGCAAAATTGTGATCGATCAACTGCATGACGTGCTCTCCGCGGAAGGGGTGGCCACCAACTACGCGCTCCACTTCGACACAACGCCCTCCGATTTCACTGCTGGTATTCTCAGCAATACATCGGGTACTGCCAATGTCGGCGATGGGGATCTGGAAATCACACCAGCCGGCAGTATCGTCACCTACTCAGAGAAAACGACCGCTGACTTTGCTGCAGGCACGCTCTCCAACTGCACCGCAGCCAATAACAGCCTGGCCCCGACATCGACGCAGGCCATCAAAATGCTGGCCATTATGTCAGATGCACAGCTTTCACAGAACACGATCACCTCGGTGATGATCTGGAGTGGGTCGCAAGCTGTTTCTGGCAACACCTGGCTCGAATACGATGTATTCATCAGCCCATCCAGCCCGCAGGCCAAGATGGCCGTGGACCTGAACTTCTCTGACAAGACCACGTTTAGCGGCGTGGCGAGCATCGTGAATGGCAATGAAGATGGGCAGTTCATTCTGCCCGGGCCCAGTAACGACCTCACCGGGCTGGCAACCACCGGATGGTATCACCGCAAGATGCTTTTGCCGGCAAAGACCATCACCAGCGTCATCCTGGTGTGCGCAGGGACCAATCCAGGCACCTACACGGGCTATTTCAAGAATATCCAGTTTACCGGGAATTCCCCGGCCACCATCTTCAACGGCACGCTCAATGTCTCTCCGCCGCAGCAACTGCAGGTCTTCGGCTACTCCTCAACCAGCGTCACTGTGGTCCCTACCTACGACCTCTACGTCATCCCGCCGAACGTCGCCCCGCTCTACGGCGCGAAATCCTCTAAAATCACTTCGTCCACATCGATGACCCCGGTGGGACTCCTCAAAAGTTCCTTTTTCTCTTTTCAGGCAAACATTCCAGCCAATACCGCGCTTACGATCACCTACAGCATCGATGGAGGCAATTCCTACATCCAATGCATCAACAACGCCCCGCTTCCAGGCTTGCCCGCAGGACGTGTCCTCTCTGGCCTCTCCATTCAATTTGCCTATGGGTTCTTCGCGCTGCCAGGCGCTTCTGTCGAAGCCTGCCCAACGCTCTTGAGCGTCGCACTGACGCTCTCTCCAGCTGCGCAAACCACGAAATTCGACGTGGGATACAGTGCGGTAACACAGGCAAACTGGAATGCCGGGACGCTGACCAACTTGATCGCGAACAGCCTGGGCGAGCTAACACTCAATGGAGCTATCAGGACGTGGGATGATGGGTCAACCGCGAATCAATCCTTTTTCTTCTCTGGTGGGTCTCCAAATCAATCTGTCAATAATCGCGCTTTCACGATTTGGAACCTGCCTGCCTCGACGATGGAGGCAAAATCGCAGTTCAACTTCGCTGGCCAGTGGCAAAACTTCACGGCGGAGATGGATATCCAGATTTCTGATGACAACATCCAGTATGGCCTCCTCTATCGAACCACCGGCTGGCAGAACGCCAATAACACGTTTGGTTATGTGGCGTTTTTGACGACCACCGGTGGAGTGGAGCTTGGGCGGGGGACGAACACATCAAGCGGAGGAGGCGGGTATACACAAATCCAGAACGTCGCTGCGACCTTCACGAAGGGCTCCTGGCATCGCCTCAAGGTCGTTGTCTCTGGGAACTCACACACCGTGTATGTGGACAATATCCAGTATATCAGTGCCACGGATAGTACATGGACGGCGGCAGGATACTTTGGCATTCGGGTCTATGATTTCAACGTCAGTGGCGGGCCGTTCACCGCCACCTTCGACAACTTTGGGGTCGCCGCGACCCTTTCCGGCCAATGGGTTTCGCCCTCGACGGCTCTGGTGAATGTCGGCACGTATGGCACCAGCGTGATCACCTGGCGAGACAAATCGCAGTCCTACAACGGCATGACCAACACCTCGATCCTGGTTGAGGCCAGCATCGACGGAGGCACGACCTATCAGACCTGCACCAATGGGGCCGCGATTCCCAATTTCACGCCAGGGCAGTCGACTTCGAGCAATAACCTTGTTATCCGCGCGACGCTGACTAGCTCCTCTGCCGTGAGCCTGGCGGCCATGGATATGCTGCTCTCTGTTGTGCTTGGGGCCTACTCTGCATCCGGGACCAGAAGCACCATTCCGCTCGGCAACGATGTGATGGTCAGAACCAATCAATCGGGCTGGGGAACGGCCTTCGATGGGCAATCTTGGGTCAAAGTCGGCACTGGAACTGATGCCATTGCTTCGAACGAGGGCACTATCGCGAACACGACCGGCGATGTGCATGAAGTGCTGGGGAGCCGAACCTGGACCGACGAAGATGCGACGGTGCGCTTTCAACTCTCGACTGTGACGATCACTGGCGGCGAGGAGTTGCGCTATACGGATGTCAATAACTATTATCGCCTGGCGGTCAGCACCACGACCATCAGCCTCATCAAAGTGAGTCAGGGCGTCTCTTTCACGTTGGCCACTGTCTCTGCCTCGCTCACCACGAATACCTCCTACAGAATGCGGTTCCGCGTCGTCGGTTCCAACCCGGTGAATCTCTACGGCAAGGTCTGGCTCGACGGGACCCTGGAGCCGGGGGTCGTGGCTGGCGTTCCGAGTACCACCAATCCCCTATGGACAATCACTGCGACCGACTAGATCCTCTGTCCCTCTCTGCATACAAGGAGCCATTATGGCCGACTACTCCTCGATAACACTTTCCTATAACACCAACACGGACGCCTCGCCGACGTGGGGTACTGCCCTGGCTCTCAGCGGCTCAGCAGGAGCGAACGAGCTGCGTATGGCACTCACAGGCGGCGCGCAGACTGCCTCAACATCGAGCGCCAACTGGCCATATATGGCAAAACCAACGTCAGGTACAGCAGCAGTAACCCAGCTTTGGGCCTTCACTGCAGATACAACGGGTAGCCAGATCACGACGTACACCGGCGATAACACGAAGGCCAACGTGCTGCGCTGGGTCTTCAGCGCCGACGGCAACCCGGTCACTACGATGACCCTGACCTGCTACGGCGACAATACTCATACCAATCCATCAGCGGGCACGCAACCGCCAGGAACGCACAATGATGCGTTTAGCAATGGGCAGTCCAGCGACACATCGAGCACTTCATACGTCAAAGGGGCCTGCTATGGCTCAGGGTTGACGAATGGCGGAACGCAGGAAACGCCTAGCGCGGGCAGCATTGGCTCCAACCCTTCCGCAACAACTGGCAGCGCTGGCTCCGTCGCGAGCACTGCTGGCGCCTGGTCATCTTGGCAGAGTCTGCAGGGCACCACGCAATTCCTCACGGGCGCTGCCATCCCGAAAGCGAGCACTGCATTCAACTGGTACACCTCGCTCGTGATCTTCATCGGCGCCAACATCACCGCCGGCACCTGGGTCTTTGTCTACACCCTCAGTTATAGCTTCTCATAATCGGGGTACCATGCTCATCAAAGAATTACTCGGCAAGCCACTGCAGGCCATCGATCGACCATATTGGGCCGTGAAGCTCGACGATGGCCGATGGGTATGCGAGGCGCATACCATCACCGATCTGCGCAAGGGAGAACAGAGGCTCACTGATTGGACCAATGATCTTGTCGCAACAGACGATGTCTCGCGCGTCAAGGAGCTGTGGCTGCTTTGTCCTCCAAATCGGCTTAGCCCGCTTGGCAATACTGCCATGTTCAAGATCGATCGGCCTGGCTCCGCGCTGCAGTTCAAATTCGGCACAGTAGACAGCGCGATCGCTGGCCCAGCCTACAAAAGCATACAAGGCTACGTTATCGGGCGCGTCACAAACACAGAAGGAGACTGCGAATGCCACGTTTGGGACGCCTTCTACGAGATCCTGGGGACCGGTTGGAAGACCAACGTTGGCCAGTTCGAATCCTGGCGATCTGGGCTCACTGATCCGGGTGCGCTTGACCTTGCCCAGCTCGGGATAACGTTGTAGATGAGTACTGCCCTCACCCTCTACCAGACCAACACGATCGCCAGCACGATCTCAACGGCTGCCACGCTGCTTGAGAATGTGACCACTGGCGCCTCGACCACCAACAAAAATAGCACGGTTGGATCGGGTGTGACTGGGTGGGGCCAGGTCTACGGCCTCGGGACTACGAATGCCTGGGCCGCAGGCGGTTCTATCGGGAGCCCTGACGGCAATGGGTATATCGACGATGCGACAACGCTCGTCGGGTTCCACTTCGATACGGGCACATGGACAGCGACGGTTCGACTCAATGTCGGAGCCGGAACCGCCGTCGTCGATATCCATGTTCGTGCCTATCAGCGCAGCAGCGGCGGGACGTACACGCTCATCGCCGACATGTCCTTAACTGGGCAAACGCTGACCACAACGGCGACAAACTTTTCTCCCTCGGCCTCCGGCGTTGCTGCCTCGAATACCTTTGTGACCGGCGACAAGCTCTATGCTGATGTGTGGTGTAATATCACCACGAACAGCATGGGCGGCGCCAGCACGATCAAGATCAATGCGCCAGCGACTGGCAGTGCCACTGGCAGCGTCAATGCCCAAATCGTCTCACCTGGCTATCTATCGAGCACCGCGACCAACAAAGATATCACCATCCGCGCAAAGCTCATGCAGCAGGTGTGGAAGGATGCGACGATCCGCGGGCGCCTCTCCCAGCAGGTCTGGAAGTTCGTCACGATCCGCGGAAACATTGGGACTGCTACCAAAAAGGACATCACGCTGAGAGCTAAGCTCAGCCAGCAGTCTTTCAAAGATATCACCCTTCGCGGCAGGCTGAGCCAGCAGCCTTTCAAATTCGTCACGATTCGCGGTCGAACTGGAACGACGAACCGTCGCGACATCACGATTCGTGCGAAAATCGCAGGTCCACGTCTTCTCAGCGGCGGCTTCACCTTATTTGCTAACGGCACAGGCACCGCTTCCTTCGATCACTACCGATGCACCGAGTACCCTGACCCCAGCCTCTCCCTCGCGCCTATCCTGCCACGTGTCGGCACCACCCTAGCCTCGTGGAATGCCAATCTGCCGACCAACACCACCCTTGGTGTTGACCTCTCCTTCGATGGGGTCAACTGGACTGACGTTTCTGCTCAGAATGGGGGAAACTTTCCCGGGATCTTCTCGCAACCAGATCCAACGACGGATGGCTTTAGTACCAACACGAGCGCGAGCTACACCTCTACCAACATGGCTGGGGGCGCAGCCGGAACCTGGACGTTTAATACAGCTAACAGCCGCCTGGTGGCGACAGGCGGAACGAACGCCATCTTCGTCTACAACGCCATCAGCCGTGCGGACGTGGATTTCTTCGCAGACTTGGACCAATCAGATGCGGGCGGTCTCGTCTGGCAATATCTCGACCAGAATAATTTCTATTATCTCCTCATCGCGGATACCCTGGCTTCCACAGGAACCAAGAACACGATGACGCTCTACCGGGTCCTCTCTGGCACACAGACCCAACTGGGGCAGGCCACGATCTCCTATACCCTGGGATCGGGGACGAATAGCGCGACCGTGACCTTCGTGCGAGGAACCTATCATCGATTTCGCGTCAGCATGCTTAACGGCGTCATCACCTGCTTCGTCGATGGGGTCTCCCTCATTACCTTCACTGATCTGGGGTTGGGAGCGGGCAACATGGGACTCTTCAATAATGGGGGATCAGTCGGGAGTCGCTATTATCAACTCTGGCTGCAGCCCGTGGGGGATTATGTGAGCGGAACGCCCGCCGGCGATATCGTCACTGGGGACTTTGTCTATACCCGCGCCCGCCTCTTGACCACGGACGCAACAGTGGTCCCGCAACTCCTGGATCTCACCACGATGGCTGCCACTCCGTCCATCGGGGTTGGGGCTACCATTCCCGCCATCACCTATACCGCAACCTCTATTGCGAAAAACTTCGATGACCTGGCCAAGAAAAGCAATTATTCCTGGTTTGTCGATCAGAACAAGGCGATGAACTTCCGCTCTCGTGGCGCGATAGCCGCCCCATGGATCCTCCAATCCTCCCCGGCTGGTCTCCTCTCAAGCGTTGACCTGATGGTTGATTCTACCCTGGAGCTGGATGTCAGCAATGATTTGTACCGCAATCGGCAAACTGTGCTTGGAGCCATGGATACGGGAAGTTTCGTGGAATCCTTTGCTGGCGACGGTAGCCAGCGAACATTCGCGCTTGGCTATCTGCTTGCAGCTGTTCCCACTGTGACCCTCAACTCACAGCCGCAAACGGTAGGAGTCAAAGGGACAACAGGATCCAACTGGTATTACAACCTGGGCGACACCAACCTGGTCCAGGACAGCACGGGGAAGGTGCTCACCGGGAGCGATGTGCTCGCGGTGAGC